AAGGGATGGTTTGACCCACGTAACCAGTATGCTGCAAAGACATCTAAAGAGATTATCGACCACTTTAAAGAGATTGATTACCCATATTAACAATAATAAATAAGAAGAATTATGCAAGGAATTACAATTGACCAGTTAGCTGCAATGTGCAAGAAGCAACAGGCACTGGGTAACGGAAAGAAAATGGTTCTGATGTCATCTGATGACGAGTGTAACGAATACCATCAGGCTTGGAATGGACTGGAAGACCCATCAATACTTGGGGAGGGAGTTATCGACGAATACCAGTTATCAGGCTGTATCTCTAAAAATTTGAGTGATTATGTGTTACTGACATAAGGTTTCTGTTTTTCTAATAGTCATTTAGATTGTAAGTGTTTCGAAATGGGCTGTCTGTGTTAGATAGCCCATTTTTAGTGAATAAACGTTAAATATTGATATAACCCTGCAAGTTTTCTCAAAAAAGTTTGGTAGATTCGATTTTTTTATGTAATTTTGCATCGTGAAACCTGAGGATAGTCCGAGGGTACGCCTTAAAAAATTACAATTATGGCAGCAAACATTGAGATTATTAACGGAGTTGCAAGTTTTGCAGAGAACAAGAAGAGTGGTCTGGCATGGCATGGTCTGGGTCAGCAGGTAGAGGGTGCTATGTTCGTCGATGAGGCTTTGAAAGCCTGTCACGCTGACTATGAGGTACAGTCACGCCCAGTGATGGTATTGACCCCTGAGATTCAGGAGCGCATGATGCGTGGTGAGATTATCACTGCCGACGAGTTGATTAACCTGACTATTCCCAACACTATGGCTACTGTACGTACCGACCTGAATCGTTCACTGGGTGTGGTATCTGACAAGTACGGTATCGTTCAGAATGCAGATGCTTTCCGCTTTGTGGATATGTTCTGTTCAGGTAAGTTCGCTGACAGACAGGACACTCCAGTTATCGAGACCTGTGGTGTACTGGGTCGTGGTGAGCGTGTATTCGTTACCGCTAAGTTCCCTGAGCCTGTTGTGTTGAACTCACGTCGTGATGACATTGTGGAAATGTACGTGGTATTCACCACCAGTCATGACGGTACTGGTTCAGTACGTTGCATGGTTACTCCAATTCGTGTGGTATGCAACAACACCTTGAACCTTGCTATGCGTAACAACATTGGTCGCATTTGCTTCCGTCACAGCAGCAATGTAATGGATAGACTTGACCTGTTGCAGCAGGAGAACGCTGAGTTTGCTTACAAGGCAATGAACGTGTACGAGGTCTATACCAATGGTCTGAAAGAGCAGTTCGACCACCTGCGTAACATCAAGGTGTCTGAAAAGGATTTGGATAACATCCTTGCTGAGGTTCTTCTCTCTCCTGACGCATTCAAGGCTTATAAGACCGACGGCATCAATGCCAGTGAGATTAAGACACGTGGTCGTAACCTGTTCTTCAACGTCAAGCAGGCTATCGAGACAGGTATCGGTCAGGACAATCAGGAGACTGGCACTGCAATGTGGGCTATCAATGGTCTGACCACCTACTATCAGAATCAGGCTAATTTCAGCAACGACGAGATTAAGTTTGACTCTCTGATGCAGGGCAATGCCTACAACAAGATTCAGAAGGCTCAGGAATTGCTACTGGCAGTCTAAGCCACTACAGGAAAGCCCTACCTGACTTGGGTAGGGTTTTTCCTTTCACTCTAATAATAATATAACACTATATAAACTATGAGTAAAACAAAGAAGAAATATAAGGTCAGGATATATATTACTGACAATGTGCGTGGCAATATGGTTAATTCATTCCTGAGATTGGGCGTTTTACGCCTCCAGAACTCATTTGATGGTAAGAATGGTATATTAGCCATCTACGACGTTATTTGTCCAGCACAGGCGATTCTAGAGTTAAATACGCTGGGTATTAAGTATTTCCCACTGGATAACTATTCTGATTTTGTTATCACCTGCCCTAATTGTGGTGAAAGAATTGATGATGATATGATACTTACTATATATGATGAGAATCTATTGTCAGGTTATAACATTAATTGCCAGCACCAGAACTGTGGTACACAAATGGCACAGGTAGTGTTCACGCCAGCAGATTTGTAAAGAAACACGAAAAGTTTATATAAGGTGATAAGTTTTTCACGAAAAAATTTGGTAGATTAGATTTTTTTGTGTAATTTTGCACCGTCAAACATTTAATAACAATTTAAATAATTATGGTTATGGAAAAATTTGTTTATGGTCACGAGTTGAAGAACATGGGTATTTCTTACTTAGGTAGTGTAGCCCAGTCCATGAAGATGCGTTTGTCTTACGAGAATGGCACAATGACGTATTGCCTTTATCTCGCACCTGCCGATATGTCAGGTTACAATGTATGTCCTAACAGTGAGCACTGCAAGCAGTTCTGCCTGAATGGTAGCGGTCAGAATAAGTGCGACCAGTTGAGCCGAGGTGTGGAGGGTAGTCTTATAAACCGTTCACGTATCAAGAAAACCCGTAAGTTCTACGAGGACAGAGATACTTTCATGCGTATGCTTATTCATGAGTTGAGACGTTATCAAAAGTCTGCAAAGGAAAAGGGTATGGAATTTTCGGTACGTCTTAATGGTACGTCTGATTTGTCACCAGTTCTTTTCAAAGACCCCGACACTGGTAAGAATATCTTGGAATTGTTTTCTGATGTTCAGTTCTACGACTATACCAAAGTTCCCTCACGTATCAAGTTGATGCAGCGTTATTCTAACTACGACCTTACGCTGTCTTACAATGGTTACAATTGGGATGACTGCGAAAAGTTCCTGAATGCAGGTGGAAAGGTTGCAGTTGTATTCTTTAGTGAGAAACTGCCTAAGAGTTTTCATGGCTACCCTATCACTGACGGTAACGGTTACGATATGCGTTATCTTGACCCTGCAAAGCATATTATTGGCTTGCACTATCATAAGACTGCCAATGACTACTATATTGACGAAAAGGACGGTAGGAGAAAGTTTAGAGTGCCTGAAACTCCCTTTGTAGTTAAAGTAAACGACGAATTTGTGGATTGGGTTTTTTAACCCTTTCCACAAAAAAGTTGAGAAAAAGTTTGGATATTCCAGTTTTTTTCCCTAACTTTGCAACGTCAAACAAAAACAATAAGAGTTATGGATAAGAAGAATTTCTATGGTGACATTAAGACCTTGCACAAGCAGGTTGTTGCCGAGATTAAGGCTTTAATGATTGAGCATGGCAAGGCAGTTGTTGACCTTGCAGGTAGCCAAGCCCCTCATGCTTTTATCATTGGTGTTCCAGATTTTGACTGGGATATGGACTACATTGAGGCAGAAGTCCTGAGTGTTATCTTGGAGGACGATAAGATTAAGTTAGACATCAACTGGGGTATTGATAGTGAGGACTATCTCAAAGAAAATCCCAATGATAACGATGACATCGGTGATTTGTATTCAGTGGTTGAGGCTAACGACTTTGAGAAACTTGTTCCTTGCGCAGGAATCAGTAATGTGTACGAATCTGTTTGGGAGTATTTGACCTATGGTTACAAAGGTGATAACGACGAAAATTTAAAGTGATATGGCAAATTTCAATGTAAGTGTTGACATGACATTATGTAAGATGGTGTCAGTCGAAGCGGAAAATGAACAGGAGGCTATGGATAAGGTAAACAAAATGATTGCTGAGAATCCATACCAGTACACTAACAATTACAGCCACTATGTTACACACAGTGTGGTTGATGCGGAGAGAGAAGATTAAATGTTTCCATAATTATAGTTTTAAGGTTTTTTAACGTGAGAATCGCAGGGTCAACTTGTGATTCTCATTTTTTATTTATATCTTTGCACTACTTAGATAAAAAATTAGAAAAACGACTATGGAGAAAGACGAAAGTAAGATTTTTGAAAAGTTCTACGGCAAAAAGGTTTGTACGGAGAAACTAAATGTAGAGGGTTATAAGAAGCCCATCCAGTTTGATATTTATGACGGTTATGCTGTTTGTCCAAGCTATAAGGGGCACAGGCTTGAAATGACCTACCCACAGATGAAAGCGGTAAAGGACAGCAAAGAGTTTTCAGACGCTATTATGAACTACGTTAGTGGCATTACCAATGTAGATGAAATAACCGTCCTACACGTCCTGATAGCTTTTGGTACGTTCTATAAGGATGGGGTGGAGATTCCAGCTAAATAACAACAGAAACAATCTTAAAACACTTACAATTATTATGGCAAGAAAATATACTATCCAACTTAATTATAACGCATCTATCATTGTAGATGTTACTGGTAACGATGAGGGCGAAGCATTGGAGAATGCAAGAAACATTGCTGAGGATGCAGACATCAAGGAATTTACTATCGGAGCAGAAAGGGAAAGTCAGATACTCAGGCAGAGTTAGTTTTTCATAGTTTTTTATTGTTTTATTGTTAGTTATTCAGGGGCGCATAAAAAATGTGCCCTTTTTTGTGTTTTTCCATGGAAAAATTTGGTAGATTCGATTTTTTTATGTAATTTTGCAACGTCAAACAATAAACAATAAGAGTTATGAAGAAAGAAACGTATTTTAAAAAGGCTGACGAACTTTACGACAGCATTATTCCTGTACAGAATGAAATTCGTAAGAAGTGTGAGACATTCATCAAGAAATCAGTACAGGAACATGATGGTAAGATTGATTTCTCTGATTGCGATGGCTCTGTGTCAGTAACCTACGACGGTGGCAACCATCCTGAATATGCCAGCAATGCTTTCTCTATGGTTGAGGGTATTAGCCTTGACAAAAATGGAAATATCATCTTACAGACAGAGGATTGCTCTGAATATGGTATTGAGAATATCAACTGGGAAGAAGTTTACTGGGTTGCCTCATTCATCAAAGAAAATTTCTAAAAAAGTTCAGGAAAAATTTGGTTATTCCAAATATTTTATCTAACTTTGCAACGTAAACAACAAAACAATAGAGTTATGAGTACAAACAGTTGCATTATCATTAAGTTGAGACGGGAAGATAAAGGCATCCCTATCAAGTTCGACAAGGCGTTACTGCCTAATGGTGTTGAGATTAAACCTTGGGTGTTGAGAGACCCCGAAACTGGTGAGATTTGGCAAGATGAGAGTGCCAAGGAGAAATCAAAGACCATTATTCCCACTGGGAAATATATCGGTATCTATTGCCATTGGGATGGCTACGAGACTGGTGTAGGTCATGCCCTCAAAGAAAAGTTCTCTGACTATCGTAAGGCTTTGAACTTGCTTGCAGGCGGTTGGTGTAGCGCAATCAGTAGCGACCATATTAAGCACTATGCCAATAGAAAAGGTGAGGAATGGAAAGTTATTAAGCCTGTATTTGGTGACACCCCACAGGAAATCATGAGAAATGTAGGTCAGTGTTACAACTACCTGCTTGATGAAAAGGGTTGGCGTTGTTATAAGGCTGAATACAATTCAGTAAGATTCTTGAAGTATTAATCGGGTTGGGGAGCAATCCCCACCCACAAAAATAGAATACTATGGATAGATATACCACATCAACAGGATATGAGGTTTCCGAACGAATGAACGGTCTCGACATATATGATGAAAATGGTGATTACATCTGTGAGTTGCACGGTAGAACTCTCGACGAATACAGAAACGAGGAAGAGGCTATCGACGAAGATGCACTTGAAGATGACATCAAGAACCAACTGGAAGTAGAGGAGTTTCTTGACTACCAGTCAGGTTACTGCTAAAAAATACTGGTAAAAACTTGTATATCTCGAAAATTTTATATATCTTTGCCTTGTGAGGTAATTATATATTAAAATCAAAGATATTATGAGTGGAAACAAAAAGCTAATGCGTAGTGTAGAGCACCTGAGAGTGATTGCTACGCCAACGAGAGTGCGAGAGAATGAGGACGGGACAAAGACCCAACTCTATCGAATAAACCCGATGAGGTGATGCACTAAAATGCCTGGGGCTATATGACAGGACTGCCGACGTTACGCCTCCTGAAGCCCCTTTAAACTACCCTAACGTGGATTGGGTGTCCACACTAACCAATTAAGGAAATGGAGCGACAAGAAAGACCACCGCCCTGATGCAGGGATATATATTAAACACTGATTATAATTTTATATAGAATAAGTTTGCGACATAATAAAAGATAAAAATGTCTGGATAGTAGCTCAGTTGGTTAGAGCACAGTCTGAAATATCCCAACATCGGGAAGATTGAGTACGCAGGTTCGAATCCTGTCTGTCCAGCAATGCGTCGTGATGATGCCTGTTTTTCCATAATGAAATTGTTAGGTTGAGGGAAGCGTATCCAGATGGGTGCGCTTCCATTGTTTATGTTAAAAATACTATAAGGCTATAAGAATTTCTCGAAAAAATTTGGTAGATTCGATTTTTTTATCTAATTTTGCCACGTCAAACAATTAAAACAATAAGAGTTATGGTAATAGGAATTTTAAAAGTGGAGAAAACCACAAAGGTAAAAAACAATCCGTTTTACGGAAATTACGAGGTTAAGGACACGTACACTCACAACATTGTGAATGAGAAGTATGTAGGTATTGTGTCGCCTGAAAATGGCATACACATTGTGGTGAAGTCGATTGATGGTGACAAACTGGATATAACCATTGGTAAGTATGCTTTCACTGGTGAACTTGAAAAGGACTTTGACGAGGACACAGAGTTTTCCGCATCATTTGGGTTCAGTGGTCACATCTATGAGGTCATAGTAGATGCTCGTGGTCAACTTATCTCTCTCGACGAATGGTATAGTTATGGTGATTTCGAGGACGGCAATGAGCCTGACAATCACTATAAGAAGAACACTAAAGGCATTAAGTGGGAACTTGTAGATATGTAATAATATATTGTTATGGAAGAACAACTTCATTGTTTTGAGGTTGATACAACCTACAAAAGTGGTAGAAAGAGAAACGAGACTATCATTTCAGCAAATGAGGAAAGTATGTGGAAATGGTACGATAAGCACCATAACAAAAAACTGATTGATAGTAGTGCCATTGTTGATAGTTGGGCTGCATAATTAAAAAGAAATATAATAGGAGATTAAGATTATGTTCAAATTAAACAATTCAGACGAGTATGAGCACCTTTGCAATGTTAAGTTGACAAAGGAGAAGTTTCCAAAAGCCTTTAACGCAAAGGTAGAGGAATTGCTTGAAGAAAAAGTATGTGCAACAAGGGAAGAGGCTGAGAAAGTAGTTTCTGATATGGAGTTCGAACTTGAAATCTATTACGAAAAGGGAACTGGCTTATTTGCAGTTGAATCAGAAGCCGTAGAGAGTGGTACAATATATTCACCTTACACGGCAGAGTTGGGCAAGGACGCAGATGAATAATAATAAATGTTAAAAGATTGGGATATTATTTGGATATTCCAATTTTTTTATGTAATTTTGCCCTGTCAAACAATAAAACATTAGTATTATGGAAAAAAATTGTATCAAATTCGAGGTTATCCCCCACTACGTTGACGAAATTCTTGTTGACGGTAGAAAGTCTCACAGGACACTTATTAGAAAGGCTAATGCAAGGCTTTCTGAGTATAGCATGGGTAGTAAGTATTCATTCAATGATGACAATGATTTTGACACTGAATGTGCCATCGAAATGGAGTTCTACGATGGTATAGCAATAGCCACTGACGGTTGCGGTCTTATTATGACTTATCCCAAGTTGGAAGATGTTGCCAAGTCTATTGTCCGTCAGGAAAAGATTCAGGAATACACTGGTATCTATGACGGTACTATCAATCAGCATGACGTTGCCCTGACCTATGGCGTGTTGAAGTTCGACGAAAAGCAGGACAAGGTTAGCACATCTATTAGTATGCAAGCCTTTGAGCATGAGGCACTGGTATTGATGTCAGGTGACATATTTCAGCAGGTATATAATATGTCAGAAGTGTATGACTATAACCTTGCTGCCAGTCTTATTCGTGACGCTGCCTTACGCTTTGAAAAGAAGTGGTGGGAAATGAAAGCGGACGATAAGGATGATATGCTTGACTACATCTTTGAAATGGAGAAGTTTGAGGAAGAAGAACTTGCACGTTTACGTGAGATTTACGATACTGAAAACGTTTAAAAATTGACTGTTATGTTCTATCTCTTTCTTATATTAAGTTTTGGGGTAATGGTTGTGGATGAATATGTCCACAACCCCCAATTCAGGAATAAAATAAAAAACATCAAAGAATAAATAAATAAAATTAACTATGAGAATATTTAGTTTACCACCAGTTAGTTATAGGGATATATTCCTCCCTTGTATTATCCGCAATACAAATGCAGAGTTCCACCCAAGAAAGCAGCATAAGCTAAAAGGCTGGCAAAAAGCGAAAAAAAATAAATAAAAATTTGGATATTCCAAAAAAAATATGTATCTTTGCACTGTCAAACAATTAAACAATAATAACAATGGGAGAACTTTGGACAAATTTAAACTCTATGAGAGTTGCAACATTCGGGCTGTCAGAAGAACAACATGACATGGTAGTTAATATGCTACAGAAAGATAGAGAATCCAAGGGAGGCTATCGTCTGACTGAGCCTGATAGAGAAATGGTAAACGTGTGGATTGCTGATGCCCACAGTGAGGGTAGAGAGGACTATGCAGAGTTCCTGAGGCTTGCACTGGCAGAAGATGCAGACCTATACACACTGGTTGATGAGGGACTGATTGGTTGCTCACAGGAAATTGGCGAAGTTGCCGTTTACGAGTAAAAAACAAAGTAATAGTATATTTATATAACACAATATTATGGCACAAAGAGTGAATAGATTCAACAAGGCTTTTGGCAACTGCCTGTTTTGCAACAGAGAGAATGCTGCCAAGGTGATTGCAGAGCGCATCGAGGAATATGATGTATTTGCAGATAAGCCAACAGGGATAAAGATGGAGCGCATCGACGAAATGCACGACCGATTATCCTTAACATTCAGCAATGGTACACTGGATGGTATTGTGACATGGCGTAAAGCACTGGATGGGCATCAATATGTCTTATCAGGCTACGAAGTAACAGAGAGTTAATATCATATTGTAAGATTCGTGATTTGTGTTTTTCATGGTAGTGCCATTCCAGTCAGTGATGATAGGGGTGGCTTTTTTATATGGCTCTGTGGTGGAACTGGCATACACGTCAGACTTAAAATTTGATGCCGTAAGGATTGAGGGTTCGAATCCCTCCAGAGCTACACTTTTCTTAAAAAACCTTAAAAAGTTTTGTAGTCTCATATATTTTATGTAATTTTGCCATGTCAAACAATAAAACATAAAAGATATGAAAAGGTACAAAGTTAGAATCACGGATAGAAACGGCTTCCACAAGGAGTTCGATGATGGTAGTTTCATTGGTGGGCACTATGGTGAGCCTATCGTAGTTACTATGCTGCTTAATGAGAATGAATTTAAGGCTCTTACAATGTTTATGGGTCAGGTGAGCGAATTACGTCACGATGTGGCTGCATTTAACCTATCCCAGTGTTGTGTGCTGACACCTTGGCATAAGAGGGTGATGTGCAAATACTTTAAGGCTTTCACAGAACAGGTAACAATAGAAATACTATAAGGTTATGGAAAAGACTAGAGAAGAAATGCTTGCCATTATTCGTAAAGTGATTGGCAACAAGAGATTTATATTCTCTGATGCATACGCTAAAAAGGCTGGTTATCCAAAGGTTGGCAATGACAGGGAAATATGTGCTATAACACAGCAAAACGTTTTCTTCACGTCAAAGGTTCTTATCAGATACTACTACGATGAAGAAACAGGTAACTATCCTGCTAAGATTGATAAACTGCCAATTTGTAGGCGTTTCGACGGATTCATCAGAAGTAACCTGAAACTGGATGATTTGTCACTGGGAGACCTGAGAAGCCTATACAATGGGCTTACTTACTATCTGTGGTGGGAAAGCAACGTAAGACTACCTGAAATCAGGAAACAGTTCACAGAGTGTGAGGAAAAAGCAAAGATGTATGCTAAGTTAGATAAATTGGTCTAAGGAGTAAACCTTTTTAAATCAGGATGCTGGGGCGTTGGGGAGCGTTTCCAGCATCTTTTTTTTCTGAAAAAAGTTGGGAAAAAGTTTGGTTATTCCAAATATTTTATGTAAATTTGCAGCAGATTAAACAAAAACATAAGAGATATGAAGCATACAAAGATTTTCGATGCCTACAAGAAAAAGGCTGACTTGCTGATGAACTATCAGTTATGTCGTGCGTATTTTGGCGACAATTGCAGCATCCTGCGAATCGTTGAGAAGATTCTGCTTGAACGTTTTAGCGATGTTCCTTTCAAGGAAAAGACCATTGGTAGGGTTCTATCAAATTTGGTTGGTAAGACTAATCCAGTGGTTGAGATTCCAAAGTGGGAAATCAAAATGACCACCAGTGAGATTCTTGCTGCCTACGTTGAAAAGCGATTCGATAAGATGGTCAGGGAGCAGTTGAACGGTAAGCCAAACTACCCGCTAACGTTCAGAGACATTGTCGAGAGAAATTTGGAGTAAACGTTACTTTTTTTAAATCACAATATTTTTGAAGCCATGACTGGTTGTCTGTGAAGATAGCCAGTTATTTTTTTCGAAAAAAGTTCAGAAAAAGTTTGGTTAATCCAAATATTTTCCCTAACTTTGCCACGTGAAACTTAAACAATAATAGTTATGGCAAGAAAAATTTACGTATTAGGCTACGAAACAGCCGACGATGGCAGAGGCACAATCTGTGCAGTGCCTGACAAAAACAATCTCACTGGCGAACAGAAGAAGGAGATTAGAAAGAGTATCGAGAACTCATTCAGTGAGGAATTCGAGAATGAGGCTGATGCAGATGAGTTAGTAGACTTTGAGAAAACACTTGGCGCTCTCCTGAAAGGTGAGGACAGCAGTTGGGTTAACTACTACTGGTTTGCGTGGATTGAAATAGATTTGATTGACTGATTCTTCCATATCTTAAGTTTAGTTGTTGACAGGAGGACTGGGTATACATAAAACCTAGCCCTCCATCTTTTTTATTAAAAAATGCAAAAAAGTTTTGTAGTCTGAAATATTTTATCTAATTTTGCGGTGTCAAACAATAAAACATAAAAGATATGACTTACAGCATGATTATTCAAAAAAACCTGTACGACCCTGAATATATCAATGGGTTACAGACTTGGCAGCAGGTGACAGAGAAACTGCGTAGTGGGCTTCCAACAGGTACGAAATCTGTACACATCTACAAGTTTTCGAGTAACAACAAGACAATAGGTAGTTGCATTGTTACAATGGCTAACATTGTCAAGGTTGCTAACACTTTGAGAGATAAACAAGCATTATATTAACAACTTAAAAATTTAAAGATTATGGGACAGTATTACAGACCAGTAGTTTTAAAAAAGAACTACAAAACAGCCAACAATCCAGTTGAGGCTACATTATCACCTTACGACTACTGTAACGGTGCAAAATTGATGGAACACTCCTACGTTGCTAATAGATACGTTCGTTCTGTTGAGTTTATGCTTGCTAACCAGTATAAGGGTCGTCGCTTCGCATGGGTTGGCGACTATGCGAGTGATGTAAACCTGATTAAGACCACAAAGCACCCTGACGGCATAGATTTATACCATGCGGCTAATAACTGGATGGACGAAAATGCAAATGCGTACATAGCATTGCGTGGTACTATTCCAGTAATGTGTGCAGAGTACGAGGAATTTAACCCTTATATGCATATACCATACTACAAGTATCTCGTTAACTATACCAAGAAAGAGTATTGCACCATTCCAAAGTACAACCCTGCAAAGGACGAATGTGTTGTAAATCCGCTTCCATTGCTGACAGCAGACGGTAATGGTCAGGGTGGTGGAGATTACTATGTAGAGGATGCACGTGTAGGCTCATGGGCTTACGACAGCATAGGACTTACCAACGACAGCAACGAGATTAAGGGCTTCAAGAGAATAAGCGGTAAGTTCAAGAGAGAATAAGGCTGTAAGTATCTTAATATATATTAAAAGATTGGGGTATTTCTTTGATATTCCAATCTTTTTATGTAATTTTGCCCTGTCAAACAATAAAACATTAGTATTATGGAACAAGTTGCATTATTTAACAAGAATTGGTTCGATGAAAATACCATTAGCCAAATGTCAAAGGAAGAGGCTATAAGCACTGCAATGCAGTATAATGGTATTGCTTGCATCAGGAACAAGAAAGAAGTCGAGGCTGACAAGCTACGACACCCTGAGAAGTATTCAGCTATTATCATCAAGAACTTATAAAGGTATTGTAGTATGGGATTATTCTTCAATGAAAACAGAAAGACCTATTGCGGAACTTATAAGGGGTTCAGAGTATATGGTTTCGGCTGTATGATAGGTAACAACTGGTATGGGGATTATTACATTACTATTCCTCGTGGAGAATCTAAGCGACAGATGAAGGTAAAAGACAGCGTGTGTCGCTCTATTGAAGCGCTAAAACGGTATGTAGATAGTCATCTTGATGAACTTAAAGCAATGTGCCAGTAATATTTTAGTACTTAAAAAAGTACAAAGTCGTATGTATAAAAAAATAAACACATAGAGGTATGAGAATACAGGTATTACACGCCAGCGTGAATCCACAGTACTATGATACAAAGGAGCTGGCAAAGATGGATTATAACTCAGCATTGAATTTCTTCGAGAACGACGGAATCAACGCCTGTAGGGTAGAGCATCATGATATTGATGCTACAGAGTACAGTGAGCATCTGTTTGCACCTGATGGTATTCAGGGAGGTGATGACAGCGATACAAGTCTTGTCTGGCTAAAGGTTACGCCATTTATGTAATATATTATATTAATCAAATTTATAACGTTATGAAAAGAGAACTGAAAAAGATGAAAGAGATTAGTGCCGACATCAATGTTGCACGACGAATCCTGAAAGAGAATGAGGCTGTTAACAAGAGTATTCGACGTAGAATTACTGCCATGTGGGGCGACAGAACTCAAGATGAGGCTGTGGCTGAGCTGGGTCAACGCCTGAGGGCTGGTAAACAGGTTGTAAAGTCCTGCCAGAGCATGATTGCTTCCCTGAAGTGGATGCACAGAAACGTAAACCGTCGCTACGACGTTGCACGAGAGGTTCGTGTTGAACAGCCAGTTATGGCGTGAAGCGTTAAAGATTCTAAAAAAATGAGGCTATCTCTTGGTAGTCTCATTTTTTTTATGTAATTTTGCGTCGAGTTAAACAATTAAACAGAAGGATTATGAAATTAAAACATTTTGCAGGCTATGGCTCAGTTGAGGTGAAGAAGCAGTCCAAGACTACTTTCACTAACGAATGGGGAGAGAAAAAGACAAAACTCGTCCTGACAGTAAAGGGCAACCATGAATGGGGGCTTGTGCGTGATGACATCTACGACGTTAAGCACTGGTTGTTTGACAGATTCGAGAAGAATTTCAATGGCGATTGCTACGACATCACTATGAGCGTTCATGATGACTACATCAGTGAGAATGGTATCGACGTTGAGGTGGCTACATATACTTTTATCTACTAATTGAGAAACGTGATATGAGTAACAGGGCACGAATAAAGGTTAAGGCTAAAAAACAGGCGAGGCGTATTGCTAAGCCTGTACAGCCTGAAAAGCCTCACACGAGTTTCAATATATTTACTCAAGATGGCAAAAGCCTTACAGATGTAAAGTCACCACGACCAATGTATCTTGCAGAGGCACAGGCATATTTTAAAGCCTTATGTATAGGAACAAATGATTAAAAACATCAAAAGAATTGAAATATGAACGTTAACGAAATTTATCAAGAGATTAATGCCAAGAACCCAAACTTGGTTGAAAACCTACTCGACAGGAGCAGTAGGGAGAGTGAGTCAGAGCGTCAGACTATCTACGGAGACCTGATGGACTGGCTGAGGGACTATTACACCATCATTCCACTGTATGACAGAAGCACAGTGGCAAATATGCTTATCGGGCAGTACGTCATCAAGCATCCCTATTGCTTACAGAAAGTTTATATTGTTAAACAGGAAAGCAATGTGGATGGTGAACTAATAATTAACGCCACACCTTGCAGGACACTGGAGGCAGCACAAAGGGTCATGTCTGATGAAATTCGTACCATCATGACAGAAAGTCATCATTTTGGGTGGTGTAAAAACCTTAGCACTTTGGAAAAGGAATACGAGGTTGAAAAGGATGATACATCATTCTATCTCAATGACCCCAGCGATGACTACTACGAGGACATTAAAATTGAAGAAAAAATAATCTTGTCGTAAAAAAGTTGGGGAAATATTTGGTTATTCCAGATATTTTCCCTAACTTTGCAACGTCAAACAATTAAAACGATAAGATTATGGGAAAAGGAAAGAGTTACAATGGCACAATTAGAGTTGGACTTGGTCAAACCAAGAGTGGGAAAATACTCGATAGGAATACACACTGGTATCACCTGTATAAAGGTTTTATGAGTAATATCGGGGCAATTTCACAGGCACTACAAGACCACGACAACACTGGTAAACCAGTATTCTATTCTGATAATGGAAAAGGTTATGTGGAAATTGATTATAATGAGTTAAATAGCATGATTGAAAACGAAAGGGAATATCATTATGGCAAGTCAGATAACTAAAAGGATTAAGATTGGCACAAAGGTGACAGCACGTCTATTTGGCGGTAAAATCGTCACTGGAGTTGTTGATAGCATCGAGAAGTGCAAGATTGGTGAGAAGTATGGTAAGCCAGTATCAAGTGCTCCATTTGGCGCAGGTAACTATACATTTGAGCTGGATTGTGGCGATTGTGGTCATTGGTGCTACGGAGACCAGATAAGGGCAATTGTTAATTAATACTGTGAGCTATGGGTAAGCAGAGAATGAAAGTGTATAAGGATAAGGAGTTCAGAGACCTCCTTACCTCAAATGGGTATCGGTTGAACAGAAGTTCTGGAGACCACCACATTTACGTCAATGCGACTGGAAGACATGTCTCAGTTAAGTTCCCAGTGAACCCATGTATTGCGAGAAGACTAATAAAGGAATATAACTTAATAGCAACTTAAATATGGATAAGGCAAAGTTAACCCAGTTACGGGCACAAGTGAACAGGCTGTTCAGAGGCAGACCAGAGGGAAGTGTAATACAGTTAATGCTGGGCAGTCAAGAGATTGAACACTACGAGATTCCTGAGAATCATTTCATCACTATAGACAGTAAATCACCTATAGACTGGTTGAATCAGGCTATATGCTTCGCAGAGCTAAGAGGCATTAAAGGAAATTTCAGCCTCAGGATAAAACCCTGAGAAGACATAAGGGAGAAAGAAGATGGGTTGGATAGCATCGGTGTGCATACCACACAAAGAACCCAGCAAGATTCAGGTAGCTCCTGATGCGCTGGAAAGTAGGTTCGAATCCTTGCTCCCTTTCAAGCGATTTCAATTCTTCTGATTTATTCATTTTGCATTTACCCAGTGGCTGTCGGGAGACACCTGCTGGGCTTTTTTTATTAAAAATTATTAAAAAGTTTTGTAGTCTGAAATAAAATGCCTAACTTTGCCACGTTAAACAATAAAACATTAGAATTATGAACGAGAAACTGACAATTGAAGAAGTAAGGAACAGCCTCATTGACGGCTTGGAGGATTGCTATACTCCAACTCAGATTGAGTTTATAGGCCTTCGTTTAGAAGAGATTGCAAAGGAAGAACACATGACACTTGAAGACCTTGATTACTATTGTACTGCCAATTCAAGTGAAATGTTCGCCTGCATCTTTGACTACAAGGAGTTTGATAAGAAGAACTTTGAAGTAGATTAGACTTAAATAAGTACAAAGTCGTATGATTTAAAAAGAAATGTATATGGAAGCGTATATAGACAAGTATAACAAGGCACTGGGTGAGTTCAGGAGCGCAAAGCACGCAATGATGAATGAGATTGTTAATATGATAAAGACAATCGCCTGCAAGCCCATACACATAGGTAACACGTATTATTATTACGTTAATCATAATGGCGTGGATGTACCTGCGTATTGCAATGAGAATGACTATAATGAGAGTAATCCTGAGTTTCTGCCAGTATATGATGAGGAGGAAACCTATGACTTTGGCTGGGTAAGATTCGAGGAATGCTGTCGATTATTCGAGGTCATCAGGAGAGTGTTAATGAATAGTGATACTACAAAAGGAATGGCTGAACGTTATAAACAATATACTCAAGGTTGGGCATATATACCACTTCAAGACCTTGGCAAATACGAGAAAGCGTTTAAACAGTTTTATAATAAATAATCAATATAAGAATTACTGGTTGAGGATTCTGAGACCTACGACGATTTGAGGCACGAGTATGACCACTGTTACGACAGGAACGAGTGACTGTTAATAAACCATAAAAACTGGGCAGTTTCTTTGCTGTTCCAGTTTTTTTCTGTAATTTTGCAACGTCAAACTTAAATAACAAACAGATATGGAAGCAAATGTAACAGGATTTATCAGGAAATGGAACGGTAGAACATTACAGGACGACGGCAGTAGTGTTTCGAAAGAGTTTCATTCATTTCAGGTGGCGTTCATTAACGCCATGCGTAAGATTGCCACTGCGTTAGGTGGTGAAGTTGTAGGACAGTCCTACGGTCACTATGACATGAGTGGATTCATCAGGAGAGGCGACAAGTATGTGTATTTCAGTTACAGTAATGGCTGTTGTCGTGGTGGAAGAACATTCGTAAACCTGAAAGAACAGTGGGATAGTTATGGCTGTAATTCACCATTACTTATCAGAACAGCAGCAGACAGCAAGGACTTTCGTGGAGGCTGTAATCATTTTGCCTCATTTGAGAAGTGTCAGGGACTTATAGACAAATTACTCAACACCGAACATCGTAGAGTATAGTAATAACATTAAAATAATAAAAGCTATGAAAAAAGTATTGTATTAAAAATCATTAAAAGATGAGACTATCTCTTGGTAGTCTCAATTTTTTTATGTAATTTTGCACCGAGTTAAACAACAAACAATAAGAGTTATGGATAAGAACAAAGAGAGTTTAATCAAGGTGATTGCCAAGGCTATCAAGGAGAGTGCCAAGGGAATAAATGGTAATGTTTATTACCACTATGCTGATGTTCCCATTGAACTGCGGAATTGGGGTGCAGGATGGGGTAACAAATGGAAGTGGTCATCTTCAGAGATTAAGGTGGGCAACGAAACCTACAAGTTCACTGACAAGGAAGTAACTGACCAAGAAATGATTAGTCTTGCAAAGCAGGCTTTGGAGTTAAGTGGCTGCAAGGGCAAAGTTCTCTATGATGAATGTGGCGATGGCTATTGGGTTTCCAAGACCTATCGTTTCAATGGCATCAAGGTATATGGTGAACCCTGCAATGAGTTCAAGGAACTGAATAAGATGCTTGCCAAGTATGGTAACAAGACAATAGGCGAGCATGATGTGTTCCACGTCAATGTGTGTGGCAAACGTTCATCTTGGAGTGATAGCGGTCACGAAAGTTATCTATGCTATATGCCTAAGGTTTGTGCCAATATCATTGACTATATTAGGCACAATAGACTAAGAGGTTGGAAAGTGTGCATCAGTACGGAAGAATATTTCAGTCATGGTGACGAAATGGACTATCGTTGCGCACAACACCAAGAAAGCGAATGGTACGGATGCAGGGGTGTGATGTTGGTGACTGACATCAAGAACACCAAGGGACAACTAAAACTGCATAAGGCATTTATGGATTTCAGATGAATCTTCTTTCTAAACCATAATGATAATTTTAAATGATGTTAAAGTTTGGGGTAGTCTTTTGGCTATCCCGACTTTTTTGTGTAATTTTGCTACCGAATTAAAACATCAATAGTTATGGCAAATACATCAACAACAAGGTTTATTGTAGTAGTGTTCATTGATGGAGTTGGATGCACACTGCAAGGGAGAAATACATTGGCTTGGTTTTTCAGATACTACCCAAAGTCATACAAGTATTTCGAGAGTGCAAGAAAGAAAGCCAATAAGTTGTTATATCAATACCACTGCGATAAGGTTTGTGTGTTCAAGGTAGAACTTGAAGAAAGACTATCGTGTGACCAATATGAGAAGTGGTGTAATGACGAGAATAGAAATATGTGGGATTCATCTAAACTGATATAAGATTATGATAGCAATTAATGATTTTAAGTTAGTGACTGATTTTAATAACTGGTCACAAACTCACGACCCAGACAAAATCTATTGTATCACAAAGGAGAATGGAGAGGAATTGTTTGATGTGTACGAAGATGATTTCATTACTATGATTGACCTTGGTATCGTCAATAGCGAGGGATTTTATTACCTGCTTGGTAATCCTACTGATGACCAAATTAGGGAGTATGCAAAGATGTATGGTATTCACTGGACTGATTTAGACTAAAATTATGAAAAGGAGAAAGATAGTAAGGCGAAAGAACATCTATGATGTTGACTGGTGGAGAGGTGACTGGTGTTATCGTACAACCACTGGCTGCGACTGGGAAGCAGTACTGGAGTGCAAACGTGCTGCGAAGTTAATGGGTGAGAAAATAACCTATGAGAAGACTGGAGTAAAGGAAGATGTGTACTATACTGGAGGACGAGGTGGTTCACCAAGATTTATGGCACGTTAAAATATTAACAATTAAAATGCAAATGAACTATGGAAATTAGAAGAATGAAACGAGAGCAAATTAGAAGGAAACTGTCAGCACTATTGATGCACACTGACGAGCAGCATCCAATGGAATGTCGGTATGTGGTAGGAGACGCTTA